CGTGCCGCCGAGCTTCTTCTTGGCGATGTGCGCCTGTGCCTTGCTCTCGGACGCGAACCATTTGACGGGCGCCGCTTCGGCAGGCTGAGCGTCACGCGCGGCGGGGGCTGCGTCTTTGACGGGCATTTGATCGGCGGCGGATGCAGACACTTCTTCCAGCTGAATGCGGCGGCCAGGGTAATCGGAATGCTTACTCTTGACCGTGACAGCCTCGGCGTGGGTCATCGGCTCGGCGGAAAGAACTTCCCGGCGGCCGGTCTTTTCGTTGATCGCCACCAGCTGATAGCGGCGCTCATTCGCGGCCGGCGCGGCAGCGTCAGTGGTAGAGCTGGGGAACTCATGCGCAGCAGACAGCAGCTGGTCGATCGGCGCCCCCAGGCGGATGATCTTCACGCCGTCGCCGCTCTCGCGGGCAGCGAGCCACTGGTGATGACCGTCAAGCACATGATTATCGGATGAAACCAATATGCTGCGGTTGCCGCCGGTGTAGGCCTTGGCCTGCTCCACCTTCTTGCGGCTGAACTCGCCTTGCGTGGGCTTGAGGCTGGCAGCCGCTACGGTTTCCTCCTGGTGCTCGATGCCGCGGGCATTCAGGAAATTGACCATCGCGCCACGGTGTTCGGCCTTAATCTGAGGCATGTCGGCACGCGGAACGCCTATGGTTCCCGACTCGCTGGTGAACGCTGCCCAGCCATCGCCAAGGTCTCGGCCTTCGATCTGCGGGGCGGCCTGCTGCGCTGCTGCGCCGGATAGAAGCGCCTCAATCGCACTCTGGTCAGACGCCTCCTGCTTGTCCCATGGGTAGCTTCCCAGCAGGGCAGCTTCTGCCTTCAGCCTGCCTTTTGCATCGGTGAACGGGCTGCCCGGTCGGGCCATAAGTTCGCGGCGGCGAACAGGAGGCATTTCATTCCACTGCTCACCGATGTTGCGGCCTTCGATGGCCGGTGCCGTAACGGTTTCAGGGCTTACTGTTGCCTGCTCTACCGCTGCGCCTGCCTGCTGGCCGCTTCGCTGCCAACCGTTTGCCAGTTCGGCGTCGAGACTTACCTTGTGGCGCTTCCCGCCAGGGAAAACAGCATCGGCGAGTCGACCGTCTGGCGATACGCTCTCAATGGTGTAGCTGGTGCGACCCTTCTGCCACTGCTCGCCGACCTTGAAGGCATCCGCGGGCGCGTCAACGGCGGCCGGCGCAGCCGATGGGTTCTGGTCGAACGGCTCCAGGGCGGTGCGCAGGCGCGCACGTTCACGGCTCAGCGCAGGCGTCCATCCACCGGCCGACTTCGCCTGGCGCTCCAGGTAACTCAACTGGTCGCGCAGCTCGGCCTCGACCGCTTCAGGCTCTTGCAGGCCCATCTGCTGCGGCTTGGGCGCCCCTGCGGTCTGCGTCTTGTTCTGCTGCTGGATCAGCTCGCCGGCCTGCTTGCGGGTCAGCCCCTCGATCTGCTCCGGTCCTACGCCGCGGCGGGCCAGAATGGCGCGTTGCGACGGAGTAGCCGGCGGCTCGGTCGACGCCTGCGGATCTGCCGGCGGCGCCTCGGCAAGCGGCCCCTCAGTCCGTGCCGGGGCTTGCTGCTCGGCGACCGGTTCTGCTGCCTGCTCGGTGGCGGGCGCCACCTCGGACAGCGGGCCAGCCGACAGCGCAGGCGCACCAGCGGGCGGCAACAGACTGGCAGCGGCTGACAGCGGCCCGTTGTTCGGATCGGGACGCGGTACCGGCACCGGTGCGGGATTCTCGGCGGTCGGGGTCGGCTGGACCATCGACGTGTCGACGGCCGGGGCGGCTTCGGGGGCGGCTGCATCGATCGGCGCGGAACCGTCCAGGGCGGGATCAGCACCAGGTACCGGCGCGGCGGCGGGCTGCTCCAGGCCCGGGTCGGCGATCGCCGCCGCTTCTTCCCATAGCCCGCGCTGCTCGCGCTTGCGGGTCATGTTCCAGGCGGTTTCGGCGCCGGACTGGCCGACCGACAGCAGCGACTCCAGCACGGCATCGGTCACGTTGCCTTCGCCGGTAGCCGCCAGCTCGCCCAGGTACTCGCCCACACCCTCGCCCGCCGACTCCATGGCCAGCAGGGTGCCTGCCTCGGCGGCGCGGCGCTTGAGCGTGTCAGTGGCCTTGACCGCGCTTTCCTGCGCGGCACGCACGGCAGCGCTGACCTGCGGATTACTACGGGCCGCCAGCACGGCCGCTTCATCCGCCACATCGACACCCTGGTCTACCAGTGCCTTGCGCGTGGCTGCCTCCAGCGCCGATCGGGTGGTGCGCTGCATGGCGCCCGACACGGCGCCACCAATCCCCAGCGTCACGGCATCCACGCCGGTGATAACGCCACCCTTGATAGCGCCCTCGCGCTTCACCTGGTCCATTACCTCGGGGGTGAACTCGCCATCATCGGCCGCCCCCATGGCCTTGTGGCCAGTTTCGATCGCCGCATTGCCCAGGAACATGCCGGCCAGACCGCCGACCACGCCACCAATACCAGCGCCGACCGGGCCGCCTGCTACAGCACCCAGCGCCGCGCCGCCCTTCATGCCGGCGTAACCGCCCGCCAGGGTCGGGACCGAGTTCGGCAGCTGCTCGAGCACGGCCAAACCAGCGCCGGCCGGGTTGTCCCAAACAGCCTTACCGACATTGCCGATGGCATCGAGCAGGCCTGGATCCTCGCCGGAGGCCTTCGTGTTTTCCTCTACGTCGCGGTAGAGGTTGTCCAGGCGGTAATCCTTCGGCGCCTCCTGCTGCGCCTTGGCCTTGCCCACCACGCCGTCAGCGTTTCCGGTGTAGGTGTTCGCCGTGGCGCCGATCGCGCGCGCGGCGCTCTTGGTGCCCTGCTTGAGCGTGCCGAGCACGCCCTGATCGGCCTCGAAGTCCTCGGACGCGGTGGAAGCATCGAATCCGGCCGTCGACGGATCAAAGGCGCCAGTGGTGGCGGGCTGGGTATCGTCTTCGTCGAGAAATGCGCTGGTTGGATCGAATGCCATTTACAGGTGCTCCCACTGTGGATTGCCTTGGGCGTCCGTGCCCTTGTAACGCGCGCGATTGCCAGCGGCGTCCTTGTAGATTTTTCCGGCTTGGAACTGCGCCGCCGGCGCTTGGCCGCCCTGCTGCCCTTGGCCTACCAGCTGGCCAGTGGTCACATCGAGCGCAGCCTTGCCGAAGACTGGCGCGCCGAGCGCATCCTGGCCCATCACGACGTCTTGCAGCATGTAGCGGTCTTTGGCTGGTGTGGTCAGGGTGTTGTAGGCGCGCTGGATCTGCTCGCGCGTGGCGGGATCCAGATTCGGGTCGGCCAGCTGTTCACGCAGCTGCTGTACCTGGCGCTGCTGTTTCAAGCTGAGCTGCCCTGCCTCCAGATCCATGTCGAGGCGCTGACGCTCCAGCTCACCAGTCCGCTCGGCGTTGCTCAGCTCGCGCTCCTGGTTGGCCAGCTTACGGTCATTGAAGCCCAGGCGCGCCTCCAGCTCTTGCGAGCGCAGCGCACGGTCGGCCTGATCGGCGCCCACTGCGTCATTACGGCGCTGATCGGCGCGGTCGAGGCGGTCATTTTGCAATTCAGCGAAGGTCGGCGATCGTGTGCTGTCTCGCACGACGGTGAAATTGCCGGTATCGCCCAGCTCGCCCTGACGGCGAAGACGGTTTGTGCCGGCGCGGATCTCGTTCGCGCGCCCGTAGCGCTCCATGGCCAGGGCGCTGTCGCCCGCCTCACCCACAGACAGGCCGCCGACGCCGTTGCCCATGCGACCGGCAGTCATCTGACTATCGGATGCACTTGATACGTCGTTCGGCGCATTGCTGAATTCGGGCACGCCATTGGCGCCTACGCGACCCACCACGCCGTCCACTGATGTGCGCTGGAACCCAAGGCCGGGCTGCGCTTGCGGGCCGGCATCGCTGGCAGTGGCCGCAGGCGCTGCGGGGCCGGCATCGCTGGCAGTGGCCGCAGGCGCTGCGGGGCCGGCCTGCGCCGGCGCATTCAGGCTGACGGCGGGTTTGCCGGCTGCTGCCATCCCAAGGGCTTTGGTCGGCTGGGCGCTCTTGACCTGTCCAATTGCGGCAGACGATGCCCGATCAGCAACAGCACGCATGCCAACGCGCGCAGCGTCCGCCTGCTCCGGGTTGTTCTTAACCCAATTGGCAGCGCGGCGCTGCTCCACGCCCTTGTTCCTGTAGTCAGGCAGATGGCTGACGGTGACGGGAATTTCGCCGGTGGCCATGCCTGCAATGGTTCGCGGGACTACGGTACCGGCCTTGATGACTGCGCCGGCAGCAGTGCCCAGCGCCCCACCGACCGCGCCGGCGGCATTCTTGAAGCCCTGCCTGGTTTCCTGAATGCGCTGGGATGCGCGTTGCATGTCGGCGTCGATACGCTGCTGCCGCTGCTGCTCAGGCGTAAGCATCATGCCCAGCTGCGGCGGGCGTGCCTTCGGATCGAGTTCATCGGGATTGGTAGCCATGGGGCGCTCCTACTGAGGATGCGCCCGACGCTATGTGACTTGCAGCAGCGGTCAAGCTGCCGGGCTAAAGTTGCGGCACCGCCTCCCACGGACGATCGGAAAATCCATCACCTGAACTGTCAAGCACTTCGGCCGAAAGCACATGGGCTGTCCAGAACGGCGGGCGCATAGGTGGCGCCTCCCCTATACCGCTTAGCTCCCCGACTGATCCAGGGCGATCGCCATTGACCCACATCAGCGCCCGAAACCATTCCCGCGAGAACTCGAACTGCATTGACTCGTCCGAAGCAGCCGAATCGAAAGTCATCTGCATGGCAAGCCCTACGGCCGTCACCGTCCACTGATTTCCCTTGAGCGTGGCGTACAGCCCTTTCGTAGGGACGTGGAACTTGACCGGCTTTCGGCCTTTTTGATTGCAGTGTCGCACCGCGAGCACCACGCCCAGAAACAAGCCCCAATCACGTAGCGGGGCGGGCGACCCGTCGTCGGTTTCCCCCAGTGATTCCTCCAGGTCACTCGGGAATGCTCCATACACAGACGTGACGATATGCATCGCCGTCGCGTAGGTATCGGGCTCCCAATATTCCGGACATTCCAGCCGGAGATTGTCCACCAGGACAGCGCGCTGCTCCCCTATCACGCCCTGGGTGGCAAATCCTATGCGGGCATATATGTCGCTCTCAAATTCTCGCGGATGAACTTGCATATACGTCTCTTCTGATCAGGCAGGCAGGTAGAAATCGACATAGGCCTGAAGGCTCCCGGTAGAGCCGTCTTCAAATTCCACTTCAAACCCCGATAGCTGTGATATGGGTTCGCTACTAGGCTTCGTCGCCGTCGCCGTCGATTTGCCTGCCGAGGTCACGACAAGCTCGCCATAAGTGCGCATCCACCCAACATGGATGGCATGCCATTCATTCACGGTCGAAAGCGCCACCTTCAAACCATTGGCCCCGAAACCTATCAGGCTGGTTATTTCCGAACCTCCCCCGCCTTCGAGCGGTAGCGGCATGACGTATTGCTCGTCGACCATGACTGACAGCCCACCACCACCGGGCGCCCCCTCTGGGGTCCAGCTTGCTCCCGTAGCAGGAACCGGCGAGGCCTTCCAGGCGCGCATGGTCACTACCGCGCCGTCATCGGGATTATCGCCCGATGTGCGCTTGGCATCTGCCGCGAGATGGATAATGAAATCTCCGTTGATAACCAGGCTAGGGGCGCCAAGCCTGTACGGAACGCCTGCGGCATCTGTTCCCCTAGCGAATGGAAACCCTCGCTCGTGATGGCTATAGCCGTTGGTCATGTCCGTTCTCGGCGCGTAGAAGCCGACAGGTTCCCCCGTAGTGCCGTCGCTTCGGATAGGTCGCACGACGGAATAAGCCTGCTCCCTAGAGGCCCAAACGTCGCTGCTGGTATGCGCCCACCAAACATAATCTTGCATTGCCATCGGTTAACCCCCTGCGTTGAGGTCGGCAATCATGGCCGCCTGACTGGACGCCGCTGCTGCTGCGATATCACCGAACGCGCGCGTTGCGGTGGCCAGCGCCCCGGCGGCTTCATTACGCGGCAGGATAGAGGCCTTGTTGCGGTCGTTACTGACCGCCACGTCTGCCCTGGCCTGCGCGCTACGCAGCCGCAATTCCTCGAAGCCCATCTCGACCCGGTAGTATTCGGCAAGGGTCGATTGCAGCGAGGCGTAGACCTGTGCCTTCGCCTTTGCCAGCTCGACGCCGCGCTCTGGCAGATTCGCCCATTGCTGGTAGAAGTTAGCCAGCGATTGCATGATTCCGAGCTTGAGGGTTATTGCCTGTTGCTCGGCGAACTTCAAAAGGTCCAGCTTGATTTCCGCAATGCGGCGCGCCTCGTCCAGGTTGACGCCGGCTATGGCGTCACTGGCCGCTTCCTCGGCCTGCAGCAGGGCGCCGATCATCGCGCCCGGCGGCAACGTAAAGCCTCGGCTTCCGAAATCCGCACGCACCTGGCCGGCCATGCTGTCGCGCACCTTGTAGGCATTGTCGCGCGCCTGATGCCAGACGCTATCGAATATCGCCTGCGAATCGGCGAACGGCTCGCCGCCCCCCAGGATCGCGCACAACCATTCCTCGGGCTTGCTTTTCAGGCAGGCGTTGATCTGCGGGAAATACTTGTCTACCCACTTCTCAGCCTCGCTATCAAGCAGCCGCAAGTCGTCTTCTCGTTCGTCCTCGGGGAGCCAGTCCGTCAGCCCCACCGGCTTTGTCATGTTCGGCTTTGAGACGGTGTGTCGGAACGACACAGATCCGACGTTACTGTTCGGTATCCAGTTGGATATCCGGTTCGCCAGCGCAGCCGCCTGGCTCGTCGCCGCTTCGATCGTGTCTGACTGCATCGAAATAATGGTGTCTAAACTAGCCACGTCCGGTTTCTCCGTAGAACTTGGTGTAAGTACCCCGCGACCCGCGCGGCCCCGTAAAAAATGCTCCGTTGCGCGTACCGAATGCGGCCAACTTGAACCAGGTCTGGCCGCTGTCGGTGCTCATGTAGGTGCCTATGTCCGGATTGACCACGTAGTCGTTGTTGCCCAGCATCGTCTCGGCCGAGTCCATGATCTGGCCCGGCCCCTCATAAGAGAGGATCAGAACGAAATCCGTCTCCCCTTGCTCGGTTTCGATGGCGTGCTGCGGGCATGTGACGGCCGGCAGCTTCCAGGTCCAGCCCCACGCCGGAACCATGGCCCTGCGATACTCCAGGCTTCCAGCGGCCTCGTCGTAGAGGATGAAGCCATTGTTCTGCCGATCGGGCGGGTACGCGGCAGCGCTGACCACCAGCTTTTGCGGGGCGACCTTCGACGTATAGTTCAGTGCGCCATATTCAACGTATTGCATCGGCCACCGACTCGGCGTAGGCCTCGAATCACCGGCCAGCGGCCCCAGGTACCAGGCTCGCGTAGATGCGCCCAGCTGCTCGCATGTAGCTGATGCCCGCAGTCCATCCTCGTCATATACCCGCAGCTCCGTCGGGACCTCAGCCAGGGCGTATTGCCTGTTGTATCCGACCTGAGTAGCCAGTGACAGGTTATCGCGGCGACTGCGGATATAGTGGCTGCTGCCGCTGCGGTCGACCCGATGAAGCATGACCATGGCCCGATGCCCTTCGCTAAGCAGCTCGGCGCCCATAATGACGGGGATATACGCAATGGCCGGGTCAGAGTCGGCAGGCCGCACAGGCGAATCGCTGGAGCACACAACGTCATGGAACAGCACTCGCGGCGGGGTAACTGTCGGGGTTGCCCCGTTCACGTCGTCGACTCGGATAGATGCCAGCGTGTAGGCGTGGCACATCACCGGCCGGTTCTCCACATCCACATACTGTCGGCCCAGCAGTGCGACAAAGAAGACCACCAGCGCGCCGTTCTCCGGGTCGTATGACACGCGCATGGAGTCGATGGAGTTTTGGCACCATCCACCGGGCTCGGCCGGATGCATCATGGGCTCGCCTGGCTGGTCGTTACTGCGCGCCACCTCGTACCAGCGATCCAGCCAGGCTTCCACGCGCAGCAGAGGGTCGCCCGCCGACGACAACTGGAACAGTTCGGACCAATCTACTTTTGATTTCAGGCGCAGGCCTTCATTCCAGGTAATCGCCGCTGGATCCAGACGCTCCGTGATACGGGCGCGCAGTACAGCGATGCCGTTGAGGCCGCAATCATCGCGCAGATAGGTTTCGGATACGTTTTTAGGGTGCGCCGCGGTCGACGTGGTAGTGACCACCGTCATAAACCCAAGGTCACGCTCGGCGCCCTCGTAGCTCCCTGGGCTCGTATCGGGCTCGGGCAGCGGGGGCGCATCACTGCCCGCAGGGAACCGCGCGGACGTGACCCGGCATAACTGCGGAACCAACACGTTTGGCCGGGTTTCGATCGTGTCATCCCATCCGCTGCCGCCCTCTTGCACCTGGAGCGGCAGATGGTGACCAAAGTGGCAGCCGTGACGCGCCCGAAAGAAGGCTTCCATAACCCGCAGCACCCATATGGACCCACCATTGGCGGCCGACGTTAGGGCAGCGATTGATTCCGATCCGTCTGGATACTTAGTGCCGTATCCCGACGGCACATCGCCGGCGGGTGCCATCGACAAGCAGCCGAAGCCTATGCCGTCCTGGTATTCATCCACGCCCCCAGGGCGCTGGGCGAAGTACAGCCCGCCGGACGTCCAACTGAACAGAATATTGTCGCGCCCCCCCTCGTCCACGAAGTTTTCCGACATACACAGCTCAGACCGGATAGCCACTCGCCGATCAGGCGTTACGGAATCGCCCGGTATTAGGCGCGGATCCGTTCCAGCGCTGTCTGGCAACATATAGCCGTACCGATAAAGGTGTCTCGGCCCAGCAGTTCGCCCGACGTAGAGAGTTAGCGCATTCGTTCTCAGTACCCGAATAAAGAGAAACGCGACCCCTAGATCCACTACAGTGGCCACACAGCGACGGCCATTGCGAACCGCTTTCACCAGGTACCCATCCACCACTTGCTGCAAGACGGTTGTACCGCTGGCGTCGTCCCCCATTTCCCCTACGTGCCCAGCCTGCATAGCGCGCCGCGAGAGGCGCTGCGCGACGGGACGCAGCCAGCCCGCAAACGGCGCCGTTATCTTGATCGTTACGCCCTTCATCGGCGACCACCGCGCCGACGGGTAGTGGCGCCCACCAGGAACTCAACGCTGTCGATCGACGCATAGGATGCATCCATCAGCTCCAGCGAAAACGACCAGTTACGCGCCGATACGCCCTTGGCCAGGTCGAAACGGTAAGTGTCGCCGCGCGGGATCGCCCGGTAGATGTGCTCGGCGCCGTCTGTCGTGGCGCGCAGGTACAGCTCGCCGTCGGTGCGTATCCCAACGAACGCATTGGCAACACACGAAAGGCTGTTCGCATCATTGCCCGTCGTGCCCAGGTCCAGCAGCGCAGAGAGCGTGCCGCCTTCGGCCAGGCGATACAGGCCATCCGGGCCGATAGCCCACAGCTGGCCGCCCGCGCGCGCCATGTGCGTGAACTGCTGCCCGTCGTATTCGGCGAGGGCGCCGGTGATGATGTTCACCGCGTAGCCCATCGCCGCATTGCCGGGAAAGAGCGCGCCATTGTCGGCGTTTCCGCTTCCGTCTGCCGATGGCGTGGAAAAGCGCACCGCCTCGCGGCATGTGATGGCCGAGCGGATCACTGCGGCCATTTCGCCAGACAGCTCCAGGCCTCCCGATACCGTGACCATTTCATGTAGCGCGGCGGCCGCAAGCATTTGGAATTGAACCGTTGCGCCAGCTCGGATGCCATCGGAAATCACCAGCAGAATTGGCTGATCCAGCTCGTAGTTCTCACCGATCAGCAGCGCCTGGTTCAGGGATATATGACCTGACGTTAGTTCGGCCGTGTCAATTGGGATAAGTGCGCCCTGGTAACCCGATGTTGGCCACACGCCGCCGACGGATCCGTATGACGCTCGCGGCGCATCAGCGGGATAGCCAGTAATGAGCCCAAGGATGCGGGGCTGTACCGCATTGACCGTTGCCACTTCGCCCGCAAGGCCGTGAATGTAAACCCCAGGTCGAGGCACGAGGCCGCCTGCGGAAACGAACTCGATCGGAGCGGACCCAAGCGCCGCACTCAGCGCCGGACGCGGCACGCGACCATCCACGAGCCCATAGTTACGGTCGGTGATGATCGCCGTCATCTTGGGTGTGCGCCCTTGAACCTGTCCGCCTTGCGTGGAGCTGCTATCCATGGTCAGCCCTGGCAGGGGAAGCCGACCTATCACGCTGCTGTACTCTGCGTCGTAGATGGTCGGAATCGGCCTTGGTATCGTTCCTGTCACCGCGCCAGAGGTCGCGGCCGCAATGACCGCATCGCGCACAGCGTCTTGATCGGAATACAGCACGGCCGCGCCATATAACACGCGGTTGTCCTGGCGCATGGTGGTGTGCACGAGCTCGCCGTCCAGCAGGTAGTAGATAGCATCACCCGCGCGCCGAACCGTCACCGTCCACGGTTTCGTAGTGCGAACCCCGGCCAGCACCTTCACTTCCTTACCGGCCTCGACTATCCGCGCATCCTCGCGCACCTGGAACCGGATTCCGTAGTCGATCCAGCTTTCATTCCGCAGCGACGAGTCCCTGGCCAGACCGACCATGACGCCGATAACACCTGCCGGCACAACGCATGTGAACGACGCACCTACGCTCACCGCTGCAACAGTTCTCGCGCCACCATCCCAGCCGGCAGCGCCTTTGACCACCGTGACGCCAGGCACCGCAGGCTGTGCCGGAACCGGCGCGAGCCCAACCTGCTGCCATACGCGCTTAGTGGGGTAGCGCATCCCCAGCAGTTTGCGCGGCTTGCCCTTGTAGTAGTCGATGTACACCATCATCTGCAACGGACCGGTGATGACCGACACCCAGGCGTAATGCCTGGTATCTGGCTGCCCCGGCAATGCCGGGGTGCCTCCTACGACCGTGCGCGTAGGCGATTTGCGCAGGAGGTTAGCCACAGGTCACACCTCGGGCATGGTCAGATAGAAGTGGTCGATCGTCTGTACGCCACCTGAGGTCAATTCGGGGTTGGACAGGTTCATGTCCGAGCCGGCCACATCAACGCGCCCCTGGATGCGGTAGTCAACGGCACTCACGCCATCGGCATCGGCCGGCATGACGATGCGGAAGAACGAAGCGCGACCGGTCGCCCGGACCGCACCTTGCCATGTTTCGGCCGACGCCTTGGTCAGGGTGCCGTTGGTGGCGCTGCCCTCAAAGCCCAGGCCGGTGGCACCACCGTCTAGCGTGATGGTGCAGAGCTTTACGGCGGTGCCAATGGAGTCGATCGGCGAGGGCGGCACCGCGCCGCTGTAGATGCGGATCTGACAGCCAGTTAGCAGCTGACGGAGCGGGCCAACCGTCATCAGTGCGTTACGGATGCCTTCGGAATACTGGAGCATGGTTTTCCCCTTAGAGGTCGTTCGAGACGTAGGTAATCGAGGCGGTGATTTTCAGCGTTAGGCCGGCATAGATCAGGCGCGGCGTGGTGAAGCGCACCGCCGACAGCAGCAGCCCGGCGACTGAACCCTTTTCTGGGCTAGACGCCATGAACGCGCCGTAGATCGTCTGGTCCACGGTAAAATTGAATTCGGCGCGCGCCGCTTCATTGCTGTAGGTGCCGGCCCCGTCGTAGACCCGATCCCACAGCGGCCTGGAATCCTCGCTGTACTGCGTGAACTCGCCCAGCACTGCCGGGATATCAGCAGCCTTCGTGGCGTCGGTCGGTAGCGCGTTGTTGCGGAACAGCCCCAAGTAGAACGAACCGATGGGCTCGGCATCGCCAAAGGGCGCCTTGATTAGCTGGTGGATCCCTAACAGCGGGATCAGGTTGTCATCGGCCCAGGTTTCCACCACCTGGCCGTCACGGTCTGTCAGTTCCGCGCTGTAGCGGAAACCCACTGGTATCTTTTCACGCCCGTTCATCTGTCACCTCAATGCTCCATGAATCGCCTACGGCTAGGCTGTTTGGCCGGCTCTCGCGTAGCGAAGTGACGACCCGTTGTGTCCCGTTGTGTTCGATGTAGCCGGCCGCCCCTGCGGGGGATTGGCGGGGCGCGTATTTCCCCTGGTTGAGCCGCACCAGCGAGCCGTCGGCGCGGCCGATGACCTGCCCGTAGGGCGAGAACCACGCAATTGTTTTGTCCGGAAGCCCCACGGCGGTGCCTGCCGTAGCGCCGTAGTCGGCAACGGGCTGCATGGCTACCTGGTCGGTGCCAACACCGCTTACGAAGTAGGTCGCATGAGCGGTCGCCACGAACAGGCCGGTCGCGCCCACCGGCGCAAGCAAGGTGATCGCGGAGGGGAACTGAATGAAACCCTTAACCCGATCCACCAGATGCGGTCGCATGGGGTCGGTGTTGTAGAGGTAGTTGCCGCGATAGCCCACCAGCATCGAGCCGACCGCGACCATTGCGGACACAATCGGCATCGGCACCATGCCGCCCGTGGCCAACTGCCGCGTATTGCCCGCCGGTGGCGCACTCAGCAGCGTCTCGCGTGCGTCGGCTACGTGATACAGGGTCGCGCCATTGGCAGCGGACTGATAGATAGCTACCGGTTCACCATTAGCCGATGTGGCTTGTATGCCCGAGCCTTCGGGTAGTGACAGAATCATCACATCAGCACCGGACTCATGCCCGCCCGCGTCCGAAGTCGCCGCCACCCTGTAGATGCCAGCCGGCAATACGCCCGGCACCACTCGCAGATCCAGTACGGGATTGTCTGCGCCCCAAGCGGCGACAGTGGTGCCATCGAAGGTAAGCCGATCTTCCAGGGTGCGGATATACAGGCGTCCGTTCAGCTGGGCGCCGGCCACGTCGCCAGCGGCGGCAATGGTCGCGATGCGCGAGCGCTGCCCGGTTTCCGTGTTGTGGGCGAGTAGGGAATCGCCCTGCGCGAGCACCAGGCGATGCTCCAGGGCGAATAGCGCGCGGGGCGCCGCCAGATCCAGTTCCTTTACAAACTGGGGGCGCAGCTCAAGGGTGCCACCTTCGGCCGGCTCAAGGTTGACGAGCCGCCTCGCTGCGCCTTCTGGCAATCGGTGTGGCTGGGCAATGTTGTTGGCGCCAGCCATCCAGTTATTACGCCGCACGCTATCCACGTCAGGACCCTATTAGTGATATAGGGCGGACGCTATGTGACTGCTGCGATGCTGCAAGCACTTAATCGCGCTCGGCTCAGGCCGCCACAGCGGGAGGCCTGGCGCCGAGTTGAACGCGCGACTACGCGCGGAACTGCATGGGATGAATCTCGTTCGCTATCACTTCGTACGCGATATAGCTCCCGTCCGTCCCTACCCACAGACTCACCTCGAACCACACACGCTTATCAGCGGGCACCTCCAGCGTGAGCATGTTCGACTCAGCACCAGTGAACGAGTGAGTTATGCCCAGCTTTTCAAGCCCGTAGGCCTCTACGTCCACTTCTGCCCCGGCCGTCCACGACAGGCTAGGGTCTAGCGTCAGGCGCCAGGCTTGGTTACTCCAGTTCAGCAGCACTATCGAGATCGACTCTTTCGGGAAGACTTTTTCTTCTGGATATTGTCCGACCTCAGTAGGTGGCAGCAGTACGCGGGTACCTATCTGAGCGTCGGCCTTGTCCTTGTTCAAGATCAAAGACCCGTGGTGTGCCTCGATCGTGAAATCGGAGATTTGAGGCACGCCCAGTCCGGAGTAGGCGAGAGGCAGTAGGCTCTTTCGCCACATGAACCCCCCCATCCAGTCATAGTAAGCAGCAGTCCATTCGCAGACATTCCCGTTGATATCGATCTGGACGCACTTCTGCCCTGTTCGACTGGGCGCTGTCGAGGGCGCCCCAAAGAAATTGGTGTACGAGAAGCTGGCTTCGGTTTCTGTCTCCACAATTGTGTCATCACCCCCACCGCCATCGCCGCCGCCATCGCCAGGCTGCAACCCTGCCAGCTTGTCCCTTTCGGCGTCCGTGAATGGATTGGTGTCGGCGTTGGACTCGTATAGCGCTTTGACTTGCGCGGCGGTCATCTCGGCTGAAGCGCCCCTCTGCGGCTCCCACTTGCTGTCAGTTGGATCCCATACGTGACGTGTAACGGGCTGCCCGGCGCCGCCATCCACGTCGGCATAGTCGCCTGGCGCCCCTTGCGGCAAGGCAGCAGCCAGCGCGGCCAGTGACAGATAGGAACCCTTGTAATGTGAGCTTTCCAGGCCTGCCAGCTTGGCCTTCTCCGCATTGGTGTAATCGTTCGTGGACAATCCCTTGCCCGCCTCTGTGCTGACCTTTTCTGAGAGCTGCTGCGTGGTCGCATAGCTGCCCTTGGGCTGATACGTTTCATCCGCCTCGGCCTTGCTCATACCAGGCGCTTGCAGCACCCAGTCGGCAGCGCTCTCGGTGCCTTTGGCCAGGTACTGATCGCCGTTGGCGGTATTTACGTAATGCGCGCCCACACTGGGCGGCGCGGCCGACGGTGCGGCAGCCCCTTCTACAACGTGCTGGATGGTCATGCTACTTCTCCGGTGGTAAGGATCTGATTGCTGCCGTCGTTCAGCAGCGCGTCATTGGTGCCGGTCAGGGCGTTTTCGGGTATTGGGCTCGACACGAACAGCAGGTACTCGCCGCCCGGTCCTGTAAGGGGTTCACCACCAGCGCCGGTTAGCGCGTTCTCAGGGACTTCGGGGTCGGTGGGGGCGCCCTGCTCCAGATGGACCACCCGCTCGGTCAGCAGCGCAATGGTCTGCGTCTGCGTGGATATGGTTTGCCCCTGCGCCTCCACCTGATCACTGAGCGTGCCGACCGTCTGTTGCAGCTGCTCGACATTGGCCACGACTTCGGCGAGCTGCGCCGCGATGGATTCCACCTCGTCGCTGCTGGGCAGCTGTCCGGCGTCGTGCGCGACGCCATTGGTCAGGGTGACGATCAGGTGCTTGCTGGCATCGATCAGCACAGATTCAACGCCCACGCCATTGATCCCGCGCCGACTCGACCCGCCAATTGCCAGCGGTGCGCGTCCTGGAATGATGATTAGGGCCATACCGTGACCTCCTGGCCGACAGTGACCTTGCTTGGCGCAATGATCGAGATAACGGAGCCGTCCGGCCGGATCGCCTCCAGGTCGTAGACGGCGCGTGTCCAGCCGATCGCCTCGGTGACGGCGTGCGGCAGCTCGATGACGAATGCGCTGCCTGGAACATCCAGGGTGATCGTGCCGTCTGCCAAGTCAGCAGGGTCGGAGCTGAATGACAACAGCACCTCGCCGCCAATGCGGTCGCGGATCTGCATGCGCGCCTTCCAGCTGTCGATATCCGCCGGTCGCGGATAAATCAGCACGCTCGGCGCGCGAAAGGGCTTGGCGCCGGTCAGGTTGAGTTCGTCGAACTCAAGCGTGTCGTCATCGACTCTCGACGGTGTAAGCCACTCGCCCTGCGGCGTGTTCAGCTCGGCGGGCGCCCGCGTGCTCTCAATGCGCACCGGCCAGCCACTCGGCACGCCATGCGCAGGAGCGGTGATGCGTGCGGGCGCCTGGCTTGGAATGGCGGTGATCGCGCGATAGACCAGTTCATCGTCGGCGTACATGAACGGCTGCGTGAATGTCTTCCCGCGAACTATGTGGATATCGAAGGTGGGCGCTGTCATGGGTTAAGCCCTGGGCTATTTCCCGCTGACGCTATGTGACTCGGCGCTGCGCGCAAGCTGAAACACGGCACCGGCCAGGTCGACCGGCGCCGCTTCGCTCAGTAGTACCCGACATTGCGATGGGGTACGTCCTCGCGGGTCTGGCGGCGCAGATCGCTGCCAGGGTTGTCGCCGAAGTAGTCGGCGAACGCCCGCTGCGCATCTGTGGCGCGACCAAGATCCAGCGTTTCCGCGTCCGGCACGGAATAGGCGCGGTACAGCGCCCAATCCAGCAGGTTGCGATGGTGCGATTCATGAACCTCGAAGCCAGTAGCTCCCGCCCGGTGGTAGGGCAGTCGGTAGCCCTCTAGTAGCACCACGCCTGGGGCATCAGGACGAGGCGCCAGCCGCAGCGACGTTTCGTTCTGGACCGCATACTCGACGCGCCCCGACTGATCGCGCCAGCCGCGTACCGTGGCATCCAGGTACTCGGTCGAAACCAACTTGATCGGCCGGCGGCAAGCGGCGCCATCGTCCAGGTACGCGATATGGCTAATCTCGTAGAGCTTGGGGTGAAGCGGATAGGCCGTTTCGCCGACCGCCACCCGGATTTCGCACATATCGGGATCATTGGACTCATGGAGCAGCCGCCCACGCACGCACGCTTCGCGCTCCGCTTCCTCCAGCCAGCGCACGATATCCGCGGTTTCCCACAGATACGGCGCCACTGTGTCCTGGGTGGCGATGCGGAACTCGCGCACCAGGTCATTGCGGGTCATTACACAGCCCCGAACTGATCGATGAAGCCAAGCACCTGAGCGCGCAGCTCGGGCAGGTTCTTACGCTTGTCCAGCTCCTGCCGGAACTTGGTGCGCGCGAACTCCTCGAGCCCGGCCTTGGTCATCTGCTGGACGCTATCGCGCAGGTCTTGCAGCTCGTTCAGCTCCTTGTGCTGCTTGCTCTGCTCCTGCTCCAGGCGCGCCAAGTGCTCGCTGGTGTCGTCGGACGGCACCAGATCCCGATCAGCCTCGCCGGATCCTTCGGTGAACACATCCGGATGGCGCAGGAAGCGCGACGCGATGATCGCCGGCAACGCGCGGGTCTGGCCTTGACTGAAGGTCAGGCCGGTACCGTAGACGCGATCCTCGAAGGTCGGGCGCCGACCGATGTACTTCACCGCCACCTCGCCGACGTTGAGCGAGACGGTAGCCTGGACGGGCGCACTGCTGGCATCGACGCTGCCGCTGCTCGATGTTTGCTCGGTGTCCTCGGCCAGCTTGAGCATGGCGAGCACCACGCCACGGAAAATGTAGTCCTTGGCCTTCTGCTCGGGCGGCAGCTCGGCATAGGGCCGGAAGCACGGGTGAATCTTCTTCTCGGCGTCCTTGACCTCGCCATAGGCCCAGCCGTCTTCTTCCTTCTGCTTGAGCCAGGATTCGTGCGCCTGTTCCGGCGTGGCGTCAGGGTTGGTCATATACATTTCAACGCCCGCAATGGCGGATTTCTGCTGCCACTCGGGGGCGTCTGCCCATGCCGGCTGGCTGTCATCGCCGATCGCCAGGCAATAGGCGCGGTTCGCCTCATGGGTGAGCATCGCAATGTGTAGGAGGGTGATGATTTTCATATGATTCCCCTATGAAAAAGGGGCCACAATGGCCCCTTCCCCGGTTGCCTTACTTGTCGCCGGTGAGTTCGCCGGTAACGGTGATATCCAGCCGGCTTGCCTTGGCATTCGCAGCCCCGGCAACAGTCAGGATCAAGCGCGCAGGCTTGGGCAGGGTGACAACCGCCTTGCTCGACGCATTGCGCAGGCGACCGGCAGCATTGAGCACCAGGCCGGTGCCGAAGTAGGCCGCGTCCTGCGGCACAGTGGCGTGGTCTACGCCGTCCTCGTAGGCGAAACCAAGCGAGCCGGTGACGGCAGCGGTCATTGCGGTGGAAACGACGATCATGCTGTCGTCCAGGCGCATACCGGCCGGCAGCGGTCCAAGGTCAACCACATCGCCGACGGCGAGCGGAGCGATCGAGTCAGCACCGATCGCACCACCGGCGGCAGTGGTTTGCAGGGCGAAAGGCAACACGGTGAGATTGCCGTAGGCACCAGCTGCGCCGCCGAACTGGCGACCGCGGAACTGGCTGAGAGTTACTTTGGCCATGATGGGCTCCTATTGCGTTCAGGGTGCTGGGTGAGGGCCGGCGTTCACCGGCCCAGCCCATCAGTTACTTACGGGCGCCGATGATCGGCACAGCGGTGTCGATGACAGTGACGCCGTAGTCGGTGATCTGCTTGCCGTCGCCGTGGTCGACTTCAAAGCGGATCTTCGAGACGCCACGGATCATGCCGAGCAGCAGCTCAACCTTGTCGCCGTGGTCCAGCTCCTTCTCGCTCCAGAAGAACGGCAGCTTGGCCTTCTCGCTGGCGGCGAACGCCTCGGCAACGGCCTGGCCGCCGAGCAGGATGGCGCGGTCGATGGCGAACTTGTCCGCGAACGAGTCCGGCACCACGCACGAGCTCTCCAACTCGGTGTTGTAGGCGGCGCAGTATTTAATGGTGTCGCCCGCGTAGAAGCGGATCGGCTTCGGCATCTTCACGATCAGGATT